GTTTAGTAAATTTGATATTAGTCCCTTCAGCTCGTAGAATTTCAATCATAGGTGAGGTAACCCCACCTTGAGGAGAGGGTTGAGCGTTCTGAATTAAGAGGTTTAAGAGAGCTAGGACATTATCCTGTTGGTTTTGTTTATCAACAGCGAATGACGACCCTGAAACCATTTCATAGTCATAGAGGATAGAGCCTGTTTGACTCTTGTTAATCTTTAGGTTGCCTGTTTTCTCGTCATATTGACTTTGCATTTCAGGATACTTTTTAAGGATAGTCTTTATCTCTTCTCCAAATAGTCGGACACTTATAGCTGAAGATTGTTTTTGAGAGATAAGATTGACCATCTTCTTCATAATCTGATTGACAGCAATCTCGACATAGAATTTATCCCAAGCGTCTCGTGAGTTTTCTCTTGCCGCTTGTTGTTTAAGAGCTTGAGGTGTCTTACCAAAGGAGTTATCAACAGTTGAAGAAACGGTAGTATCAGTAGTCCCAAACTGATTTAAGAGGGCAGCGTTGGCACTCTGGTAAATGTTTTGGAAGGTTTGAATCCCTTGAGGACTTAATTGAATTGCTTGAGCCGCAAGGGCTGGGTTACCACGGGCAATCCAGTTAGCTCCGGCAACACGCTTAATCGATGAGGGGACGATAATATCTTTGTTAAATATAACCGGAGGGAAGATAGACATCTTAGCTGAATCTAAAGCTAGATTCCAGGCTGAGTTCATCACATATTGCATTGATTTCCCCCTTTCGACATCTCCCATACCCATAAAGTCTTCAAATAGAGGAATGGCCCATTTATTCCCTACTGGTAGTTCACCTTCAATACCTCGATTCTTACCATCACGAATAACCATATATTCAGCTTCAGGGACGACATCTACCCACCTATCACGTTCATACATCGACAAGACTTCATAGAACCCATCACCTTTAGTCCCACTGACTCCGGCTTCCATATCCTCTTCACGTTGAGTCTTAGAATCTGAATCACGGTTTTGTTTATCTCCAGTGCTTTGCTTTAACTTAGTAATGACTTTATCAACATTCTTATAGCCATCAGTCTTACGAAGTTTCTCGAAGAAAGATAGAGGTTTCCATGAACGGACAATCACATAATCTGAGTCTTCTAATGAAGTTGCTCCTACTTGAGGGAAAATATCCCAAGGAGAGATAAGCCACATATCCGGACCGACATAACCATTTTGTTTAACATCCCAGTCCACCATATAAAAAGCGTTTCCATAGATTTTGCTCATACGGTGTAACATTCGGAGTTTTACAAGAAAGGGTAGTTGAGCATTAGCATTAGGGACAACGTATTTATCTAAAATAAGGTTCATCAGAGCTGAGGCTCCCATGTCATTTTTAGAAATTGCTTTCACTTTCCCAACAGGAACTTGTGCCATTACCCGAGCCTCAGACTCGATGATATAGGTGGAAATCTTGTGATCAAAGACTTTAGATTTGGTCGTTTCACTGATTTGGTCTTCTAAATTACCTAAAAACAAATTCTCGTGTTCTTTCCACATTTCCCTCTTATTGACGAGTGAATCATCAGCTGCTTGTCTCCTTTGTTTGATTGTGTTTGATATTGTGTCCATAAAAATACCCCCTGTTACGGGGGTTCACACCGCTTTCTATACGGTAAAAACTCTAAAAACTAACACCACTTGGTGGTCAACTGCTATATTATAACATAATTTAGCAGAATAAGCAATAGACTGCTAGTTTATATCTAAGGTTTATCTGTGTTCTTATAGCGTTTAACCTTAACTATCTGAAGTGTTTTGATAACCGGTTCGCCATCTTTCATGGTTAAAGTAAAATTAGCCGAGCCATACTCTAGCTCTTGGGCTTTTCTTTCAACTATGGCATGGAATTCAAGTTTTTTGGGGCTTAGCATAATCTTCAAAATCTCTAAAAACAACATCACAGATTATTTTATTACTGACTCTTATTTCAAAATAGAACACTCCATTGGGAAGTTTAATCATTTCTTCGGCTATCTTTAGATGCGCCCAGTTGTTTTGTTGTTTGGTTTCCATTAGTAGAGTCCTTTGTCATTAAACAAAACATCATTAGGAAATTCGTTACTAAAGCCTTCATCTGTTGGTGGGGTGTCACATTGCTGATACAACTGCCACGCTCCAGCCAAACTCATTACTAGATCATCGTGAGATCCTTGTTCAGCTTCTGGTTTACCAAGTCGGTTAATGATGAAAGAATATAACTCTCCGATAGTTTGTTTGTCATAGACTCTTAAAAGTTTGTTATCTATGGCGTTTTTAAGGTCTTGAAGCATTAATGGTCTTGTGGCAGTATTGGTTACCCAACCAATTTTTTCTGTCTGTTCACTTTGGGTAGTACCGTGAGTAATTTGTTTGTAAATGCTATATTTATTACTTCGATTTAAAGCAGCTAATCTTTCTAATTCAAAAATACCCCCAGCATTATTTTCATAAGCCACCATTGGTTTAATTCCGGTAACATCAAAAATCTTTTCTATTACAGGAAAAATAGCATTTGTCATTTCAGTAGCAATTCCTCTTTGGTGATATACAAGAGGAACATCAATCATTGTTTTACTTAGAAATTGACAAGCATTTGAATCTGACCCACCAGATGAAGTATCGGCAAAGATTACAAAAAATTCCCCTTTCTTTATTTCTCGATACTGTCTAAACATAGATTAATCCATCCATTATTGGCTCACTGATTAATGATCCATAATACTTAAGCGATTCACGATTAAAATAAACATCACCAGAATTTAAAAAAGCCTCTTCAGCATTGTTGGGATATTCTTGACTATAAAGTTTACCAAGTTCTTTTTTCTTACCCTCTAAAAACTCTGGCGTATAGAAATCTGAAGCCTTAAAGAATAAAGCATTGAATCCTGTTAGTCCGGCAATAGAATCATCCCAAAACTCCTTTCCTTCATTAAACCCATTTGCTGTTGATTCAATAATTACCCTTCCATCAGGTCTAACAGCTTGTAGGGCAGAAGCTAATAGTTTTCTAAAATGTTTATAAAAGAAAGCCTCTGACATGTGAAGGTTTTTGATTGTTTTAGACCTTCCAAATTCGACGTTCTCAGCAGTACCAACTTGATATTTAGAATTTAATACCTCATTGACTAATTCGTATTTAGAATTATATTTTAGAGGAATCTTGAATCCCATTTTCTCTTCATAAGACTTTAAGTAGAATTTAACCTTATCTAAGAGTCCGATGGCGTTGTCTGTAATATCAGCAATAACAACTGATTGAGAATTTGGATCAAGAATAAAATCAGCAGTAAAAATTCCACCAACTAATGAGCTAAAACCTTCCTGTCTTGCTTTTAAAATAATATCTCTACCAGTGGCCACTTCCATAAACCTTTGTTGTGGTGGATTAGGAATAAATGGCACAATAGTTCCGGTCTTGTCTATGATATTTAGTCTTAATTTAATAAAGTTTTCGTAGGGAGTATATATACTCATATTCCAAATTTTTCTTTATCTGCTTTTAAATTATTAAGAACATTGACTTGGATATTGTTTTGTTGAGGTTGTTGTTTAAAATCAGGATGTCTATTTTTTAGATAAAAGATTACTGCAGTCATATCTCCATCAGCTGCTTTGCTGATTAATACTTGCCTAATTTCATCGTTTAAGTCGGCTTCACAATCTAGTATTTTCATGGCAAACTCTTTATCTGCTTCTAGCCAATCGTAATATGTTCTTCTTGCAACTCCAGCGACACTAGCACTGTCTGTTATATTTCCGTTTGTTTGTTTATAAGCATTAAGAAATTTATCCTTTTTAAGCTGTGCAATTTGTGCGACTGTACTTTCTTTCTTGGCAGGTGTCAGTCCCATAGAGTGTTGAAATAAGTAACAAATAACTTTAGAGCTTCCTTTTGTTTTCCATAAGCAATCTTAGCTTGCTTGTTAAAGTTCCCCATATTATTTACACTCTCGTCAAGACGATAGGGAGCGTCTATACCTTCAGAGATGGTCTTAAGGATCTTCTTCCACTGTTTAAAAGTCACCCCATCTGGATGACTGATAGTATGCTTATTTAGATACTTAATGGACTCGGCTATGACTCTTGAAAGGTAAACATCTAGGTCCCAAGTATCCTGCGGACACCAACCATTCTTTCCTCTAAGGATAAAGTTTTTAAGTTTCATTTTTGGGTTGAATTAATAATTTTTCTAACTGTTCACACTTCCAATTCTGTTCGTGTAACCACTCTATAATTTCTTTTCTAGTAAATTCATAATCTTCTCTCTGTTGTTTAGATTGAAAGTAAGACCAAATATCGTCTAGTGAATATTTTTGACCATTA